CAGGAAACTTCATGGGTGGGGAGTATGGAGGCATCATAAGTGGATTGAGGGGGTTTGTAGGGGGAGTTAAATTCTATTTAAGACCGCTTTCCAACGAAGAAGTATTAAATAATTATAATGCATCAAAGAATTTCTTTAAGAATATTGATGTACCTAACTTGATGTGGGAGCCAATCGTATCGGTATAATGCCATGACTAAAGGGACACAAAAATTAACTTATGAGCCTGGATCTACAAAATATTATTCAAATTGTAGAGGTTTTAATTATGTCCCAATAGCATACTCTGAATGGGAAAAGTCTGGATTTGCACCGAGAGTAAGCATTCAATATTTCTCTGGCCTAACCCCAGGTAACTTATTTCTTCTTTTAAGTCAGGAAAATAATTTTTATCATCCGTCAGCAACATTTAAAAATAATAGTAAGACCGCTCAATGGTGGTATTACAACCATAATGATAATGATAGATGTTTAGGATTACTAAGAAGTGTAGGAGTTAATGCAATAAGAGTTTGGACTAATATTTATGTTTGGGAAAAAAAACAACAGCAGCACATTAATGATTTAAAAGACTTTATGTCATTATGTGACAAGTATAAAATGAGAGTTCAATGGGTGTTGTTTGACGGAGTTTATGCTCCAGCAGGTGTTGCCGCAGAATTTGAGCCTGGATCTACAAATGTAACTTCTACAGCTTCCCTCTCTGCTAATATTGCTTTCACTGATCATGTTTATTTTGCTCTTATGCAAGATTGGACAAGATCACCTTATGGATACCATGTCAGCAGCGAAGCAGCTACTATTAATTTTTTCCAAAACTCTGCAACACCATATATAAATCAAATTTGTCAGAATCTATCATCTTTTCAATCATTATGGTGCTTTGATCTTGGAAATGAAACAGATCCCGGTGGAGATCAGAATATTACTCAAGGAATTGAAAGATTTAAACTATATGCCTCAAGTTCTTATTTATTAAGTTCTAATTTATCTTCAATAGGAATTGGAATAACTTTTGGTAATGGAGATAATTTTAGACCATGGGATCAGCCATTAGCTGGCGGAATAAATAATGGGCAGACTTATCCATATTACAATACTCCACTAGATGAGTATTCCGGTATCTATAATTTTGCAACAATACATCCTTATAGAACTAATAATAAATTCTCAGCCAATAGAGATATTAGAGACGCAGTATCTGGATCATTAAAAGTTGGTAAACCAGTTATGGCTAATGAGATAAACTATGTAAATGGTATGTTTATTTCTGATATGTTACAGTTTTATAATAAAAATAATCAATTTGGCACATTAGTATGGGATGCTTTTGAGGATTTAGCTGTCTCTAGAGAAGTATTTGGTGGAATTGGTGGAGTGTTTCACTGGGATGGAGAAGTAAGAAGATCAGAGGATACTGATGCATTTATAGATCTTGCAGTATATCACGGATGGTTAAAAAGATCTCAACTTAAGAAAGCAAAGCAAAAAAATAATAGTAGTAGACTTGGACAGGGAGATGATACAGGACAAGATGGTGGATTCACAAGCGCAACGGTGGCATTCCATAAAGAATATATACCAGAACTTCATGTATCCTGCGTTACAAAATCAAGATATGACTTTGCTATTGCAATGGTATATCCACAGATATCAAATCCAATAGCTGGTATTATTGCTGGATTATTAGGATATGGCTCATCAGATCCTAAAAACTATAGACCGTGGTTCGATCAACAGCCATTTAGTAATTTAATTACTGATATACATTCATCAAAAATATCATTTAAAGAAATGCTTTATAGTTGTAGAAACTATAAAACTGAGTTTAAAAGTTTCTCATCAATACTTCTGGAAAATGGTATAAATCCTTCTAACCCAACTCCAGCATCTGCTACTTCAGCAGGACCCATATATAAATTGTTAAATGCAGAAGCTATGAAGAAAGATTACTATTTACAATTAGTATCAGAGAATACTGCTACAGTATACCAAGCATTCCCAGACTCTTTCTTAGTTGGATCTCAATACGACGAATATCCTTCATCTTCTTTAAGACTACATTTTAGTTCTCAATATTTTCCAATTCTTAGAGCCAGAACTAGCGAAGTCGGACCTTTCCCTGGGTACGATGGATCCACAGTTATTTGTTGGGCAAACAATAAAAATCTAGATAATACTAGCTCTACGCCACACTACTCATCTGGAACTGGATATTATCTAACACCAAGCAATAAAAACAGTGGTTTGGACTGGTTGAAATATGACGAATTATTTAATAATTGTTTCTCATCTTTAAATATTTATTTAGATGAGTTTTATAAGTTAGCAGAAACTGATGATAAGTTTGAACTTGATTAATAAGGATCTAAAATGACTATATCAGACAATACAATTGTTTATGGTAAATTACCTTCAAAAAAGATAAATAATAATGTTATTGCTAAGAGAGAAAGCGATGTAGGCTTTAGATACCCTATACCTAAAAATCCATTAAAAGGTTACTTCTCAAAAGATACTGGATTATCCCTAATAAAAAGTAATCTTTTGCAGTTACTAAAAACAGAACCTGGGGAGAGATTTATGCTCCCAAACTACGGATGTAACTTAAAAAAGTATCTAATGGAGCCTTTGGACGAGATTACGTTCTCTCAAATAAGAGATACGGTACTAAGTTCAATCTATACATATTTAAGTAAAATTTCAGTTTCAAGACTACAAGTATATGAAAATGAAACATCACAAATAATGATATTATTAAATTGCGTTTTGAAAGATGAAGAAAACGTAAACTTTGAACTTAACTTTAAATTATAATGGTATTCACAGGAAAAGTTACATCTGATTTTCTAAAGCTAATTCCAACAGATTTAGATAACAAAGAGAAACTATTGGATTATTCTGCTGGGGATTACGCCAGCTTTAGAGATGCTTTGATAAATTATGCCAAAGCTGTATATCCATTAGATTATACTAACTTTTCTGAATCAGACTTTGGTATGTTTTTAATTGAACTGATGGCTGCGGTTGGACACATTCAGTCATTCAAGTCTGATTATTTAGCAAATGAGAATTTCTTAAAAACAGCAAGAGAAAGAAATAGCGTAAAGAAACTTTTAGAGTTAGTTGGCGTAAGAATGAAAGGACCGATCTCATCGGCAGCAAATGCAAGAATAACTATACAAAATGCCCCAGCTAACGTATCATCAATAACAATCAATCCAGAGAATAGAATAATAACTATAGCATCTCCACAGGATAATGGTCCATTGACTTTTACCCTTTATAAAGTTAATACAGATGGCACTGTTGACTTAAAAAATAGTTCTAATGATTTAGAGTTCAATGTTTCTAGCTCAAATGGCACAGTAGTTATAACAGATGCTGTTTTGCTTGAAGGTGCTCTTATAATTGAGACTGGTGTATTCAACGATAATGATACAGTAAAAACAGTAGCATTGTCGCAGTCGCCCTATGTTGAGAGAAGTGCTCAAGTTTATATTGAAGGGTCGGATTCCACTGAGGGAGTTTACAGAGAGGAAGAGAATATCTACTTTGCGTCAGGTGGGTCTGACAAGGTATTTCAAATAACAACAAATGATGATTTCAAGCCAACAGTCATATTTGGAGATTCCACAATAGGGTTGTCACCATCAATAGGTGATAGCTACACTATAAGTTATAGAGTTGGTGGTGGATCGAGAGGAAATATAGCTTCTGAAGTTATAAACTCTCCATTGAAAGTAATATTCAATGGAGGCTCAGAGGGTAATGGAGTTCTAGAAAATAGCAGTTTAGCTACTGGGGGTGCTGATGCTGAGACTATCGCAAAGGCAAAAAGATACGCTCCATTAGTTTTTAGAAGCCAAGATAGATTAGTGACATTAGAAGATTACATAGGATTTGCTAATTCATTTATCTCAAACTATGGATCAACAGGGAAAGCGAATGCAGTCGTGAGAAGAGCTTATTCCTCTGCAAATATAATTGACTTGTTTGTACTTGAGAAAGCGTCAGATACGCAATTAAGGAAAGCTACTCCAGAATATAAGAAACAATTACTTGAAGCGATCCAAGACAAAAAAATGTTGACAGATGAACCTGTAATTGTAGATGGATTAATAAGAACATTAGATATAATCACTACTATTACTATTGATAAAAGATATAAAAACTTTGAAACAGAAGTTAGAAATAAAGTAGTAGCTAGAATACTAGAATATTTCGATGTTGGAAATTCAGACTTTGGCGAACCATTTGTGCCACAAGACTTAATAAAATTTATATTAGAATTATCTGAAGTTAGATATGCTACAATAGATAACATTAATTCAACAATAAGAATTGATTTTAATGAAATCATACAGCTAAACAATTTCACAGTTAATGTATCGTTAATCTAATGACTAACAATATTTACGTCAATAATAAAAACTATTTTAAAACAAACTATGCAGATGTATTTCAAAGCATAGTTCCAAAGTATTTATTAT